TAATTTTGATATGGGTCGTGTTAATCGTGATGATCTGCCTCGTCTTATTACAGAGCCACATCTTGAACGCAATCTTAAGCGAACAATCGGTTTGGGCGGTGCTTCCACTGGCGGTATGCTGTATCACGGAATGCCTCACCCTACGATGAAGGGTGTCCATTGGTATGAACACCCCCAAGCCGTTGGCGGTGGTTTCTGGAGCGATACTTGGGACAAGATTAAGAATGCTGGTAAGGCAGTGTATGAGAATGTCCTAACGCCTATTGGACATTTGGCTCGTAAGGCAGTCCCAGTCGTCGGCAATCTCATTGGTACGGAGTTCGGTCTCCCAATTGCTGGAACACTGGCGGATCAAGGTCTCAAGGCGATTGGTCTAGGTCGTCGTCGTAAGTCTATCCACCCTCATGGAATGCGCCACCCTCACTACGAGGGCATCAGTTGGCATCACCACCCTCATGCTCTGCACGGCGGTTTCTGGCTCTGGGACAAGATCAAGGAGGGCGCAAACTGGGTTGGCGATAAGGTCAATCAAGGTGTAAATTGGGTTGGCGACCACATTGGCGATCTTGCTCGTAAGGCGGTTGAGCCAGTCGGCAACTTCATTGGAAAGCAGTTCGGCGTTGATAATGCTGGTTCAACGATCAATAGCGGACTGAATATGATCGGTGTGGGTCGCCCTCGCCGTCGTGGTCGCAATACGGCATCTCGTGAGCATCGTCGTGAGGGCGAACTGCTCCATGAGGCAATGGAGGCTCACCAAGCCGAAGGTCGCCTCATGCGTGGCGGTGCTTCCACTGGCGGTTTGTATGGACAAGTCAAGCGTGGAGGTACAAGGGCTAGGGCGGTCAGCGCTCGTCTAGGCATTCTCCCAGACGGCGACTATGCCTTTGACAGCCATATCGGTGGTGCGATGACTGGCGGTATGGGTAGTGTTACGGCGTTCCTTAATAAGCAGAATAAGGTAAGGACACCAGAACAACAAGCGAAACACGATAAGAAAGTAGAGAGGATAAATAATTGGAATGCTCATCTTCATGGCGGTGCTTCCACTGGCGAATCTCGTTCGGCTCGTGGTGCGATCGTCAAGAAGGTGATGGCAGAGCGTGGGTGCAGTCTCCCAGAGGCTTCTCGCATCGTCAAGGCGGAAGGGCTCTACTGAAAAAATCAAACCTAACAATAAATGGACAAAGACCAACAACAGCAACCGCAAACTAGCCCACATCTTGTAATCAAAGAAATTACAAAATGTGATACAAAAGTGGTGAAACCAAAACGCAAATATGTGAAGAAGAAGGATAGGCTCAAGGGTGTGATATTCCATGAGGGAAATGTAGTTGTGAGATTTGATTGATTTATAATATTTTGTATCAATATACATATCAAATGCCGATTGGATACACGCCTACCGCCAAAGGCAATATCTCGCTGACCTTTCCTTACATTGCCGATCAGTATCGGTCGTTAGGAGAGGAGAACTTCCCCAATCCCATTGGTCGTCCAATCAGCGTACAACATGGAGGCGATGCGCACGGCTGGGGCGCTGATGCTAATCGTATGGCTATGGGAAAGGTTCAAGCTACTCGGTCAATCCAGCGTATCTTTGATCGCACTCCTCGTTTCCGTATTCAGCCGTCTGGAAACACTGCACAGATGCCGTTGTTTGTAAATAAGGACGAAAGCATGGAAGCTCTACGCAAATGGACTGGCGGTGTGCTGTCTGGTTCTGGAACGGCTGGAGCGCTCACGACACCAGCTGGAGAACGATACAAACGCCGTATGCTTGACGCTCGTGCCGAGCAGTTCCGTAATCAGCTACAAGGCTTTGATATTCCTCTACCTCCAGAGATTTCGCATGAGGCACAACTCTCTCGCAAACAAGCGATGATGACGCAGAGCGATTTGGAACTTTCCACAATTATTGATCAGTTTTTGAGCGGAAATAACGATAAACTCAAACTTGGAGAGCAAGATCTCAAGGCTTGGCTGTTTAAGTTTTACGAGATGCTTCCGTTCTATGACCGCAATGATGTACAGAAACTAGTAGATGTTGATAGGGCTCTCAATACTATCTGGAATACTGAACTCGCCAAAGGCAATAAGTTCTCCAGCCTTGCCCAGCAATACAGAGAAGTGCTAGATGCATACATGAGCGTCGTAAATCTCCAACTACCCCAGCGTATTCAAGCGGTGAAGAGTATTCTGCGATCAGTCGGTCTGGCTCGTCTCCAGAAGTCTGTTATTCAAGCGACAGAACAAGAGATTGCGAATGAGGGAGATGAACCACAAGACGCAGAAAGGGCGGTTTTTGACAATAACGAGGAGGAATTAGAGGGACGAGCAGATGACGAGCAAGTCGTCCAAGTACCAGAGATGGAACAGCGTAATCTTCCGCTCTATCGCTCCCAAGCCGAAATTACAGCAGAAGCAAAACGCCGTCAGCAAAACTACCGCACACCGCTAGAACGAGCTATTTACGATATTGCGATTGAATGGTCTCCATACACTAATTACACACCTCGTGCTGGTACTCGCTACACTGCTATTCGCAAGACACTTGTCCAGCGCATTCGTCAAGTCATGCGTGGTAATCCAGAACTGAACGCAGTGGAAGCGGAAGAGGAAGGAGAAAACCTTTTTGACCGAGCCTTACCGCTAGGCACTGGCTCTGGTCGTCGTCGCCGTCGTCGTGGTGGATTTGATGGCATATTTGGAAAGCTTATGACGCACCACACTCGCCTATAAAACAATACTAAACACTAATCTTGATAAGGTGGCGGTGAGGAATATTGATGACTGGCTGACTTTCGCACCGACCATCTCGCCAACAATTCATCATGGTAATCACAAAGCCGTTCTCCTTTGTCCAAATATTCACATCGTAGTCTAGGTAATACCAGCCGTCCGTGTAATGCCATACATAAGTGTATTTGATATTAGGGTTCTGGTTGAGGATCTTGGAATGATTGAGCACTGCAGTCTCGTACTCGTTGTGGCGGATACGACGAGACTTGAGCTCTCGGCGAATACTTGGGTCGCCGTCTAGAATGTAATCCCAGCGGTCATGCGACGAGGCGCTCTTCAAGTGCTTTCCTCCAAAAAAATTATCTAAAATAGGTAGGGCAAGGCGCTCTCCTAGTTCTCCAAACTCCAGATCCAACTGCTTCTTTGACTTTTGGCACGAGAGGTGAGCAAACTTGTCCAACATTCCTTTTATAAAGTCTGGGGAGATTATTTTTCCCAAATGAACGAACATTTCTCATTTTGGTGCGGTTTCACAAAAATGAGAAATTAAAATCAAACGATAATTATAATGAAGGTCTTATCATTGTTTGACGGCATCAGTTGCCTACGAGTAGCACTTGGGGGCAGACCAGTTGAATATCTCGCTAGTGAGATTGAACCAAACGCCATTAAAATAAGCAAAAAAAACTATCCAGACATCAAGCATCTTGGGAATGTTTGCGACATCTCTGGTATTACTGGTATTGATTTACTTGTAGGAGGGTCGCCTTGCACCGACCTATCAATCGCAAAGAAGGAGCGCAAAGGATTGGAAGGAGACCACAGCAAATTATTCTGGCAGTTTGTGAGAGTTTTGCGAGACAGCAAACCAAAATATTTTATACTTGAAAATGTTGCCTCTATGCCGAAGAAAGATAGAGACATCATAACCAAAGAATTAGGAGTTGATCCTATAATGATTGACGCATCGTTAGTATCTGCACAATGTCGCAAACGATATTTTTGGACGAACATTCCAAATGTTAAATTACCAGAAGACAGAGGAATAGTATTAAAAAATATTTTGGAAACTGGTGTGGAAGTAAAATCTCCAACTGGCAAACTAATCACTATTGAAAAAGAACCGCATGGATTTCATCAAATAGGGTATTTCGGTGATAAAAATGCTTGTAATGTTGGAGGTCAAGCGCTACGAGTATATAGTATTGAAGGTAAATCAACTACATCTGGTGTAGGCTTGTATGCTGTTAAAAGCAACAATATTCGTCGCCTTACGCCTATAGAATGCGAACGATTAATGGGACTACCAGACAACTACACTGAAGGAATATCAAAGACGCACCGCTATAAATGTATTGGAAATGCGTTCAGTGTTCCAGTGATGCAACATATTCTATCGTTTATGAATATTGATTTTTAGCTTTGGTACTTTGATTGGGTGGTTCGTCGTCGTCCATTACACTGCTAGAAGATCATAATCGGCTTGGTATTTCTTCAGTTCCTTCTCTGTTCTTTTTATACACTGCATCTGGTGTTCAATGGATTTGGGGTCAGTAAGGAGCGCCAACCTCTTGTACCCAGCCATAATGGAAGCCATCATACTATCAATCAACTCTCGTAGAGCAATCTCGTAGTCCATGTTATACTCTCCTTTAGTGTCGTATGTGTAAATGCCTTTTCCTATGATGTAGGGTGTGTAGGGTAAATCGCAAACTTCTCCTATACGAGAACAAAAAATCGGTCTGGACAGAAAGTCTGCGATTGTCCCTACACTACATACATCGCTTGAAATGTCTTTTCATCTTCATGCTTTGGCTTCGCAGAAAATAGTGTAGTAATATAGAGATGACTGATTTGTTGGCGAAAAGAAAACTACCGCAAGACTACGCTAGTGATGTCTTGGAGGTACTACGGCAAATGTCCTTTACTGGTTTGAAGGGGCTGGAACTCATGGGATCGGCAGAACTGAAGGCGCAGTTATACGCTGGAGATTACGATGCTTACGAGAAAGTGCAAGTGCGCAGTCTGTCCGCAACAGCACGGAAGTTCCAGTCTATGATTAAGAAATTGCTACACAGCAACCTAACCTATATTGGCGACATCAAGATGGGAAGTGTAGAGGAATGGAAGGTGATTGGAGATGAGGCGTATATCCAGAATGGTCAAGTGCGAGGATACGATCCAAAACGGATTAAGGCAAAGGTACAAGCGCTTCATGACGAGACTATTATTTCTCGGCAAGAGCGAGATATTGCCTTCGCAATGCTGAAACCCCACATAACTCCCTACGAACTACTAGAAATCAAACGAGATCTGCGGTTCAATATTCTGCGTTGGACACCCAACGAGGTGTTGAAAGGGTATAAGCACCTTCAAGATGGTCGCCGATTTACGCTAGAAGACGCAATTGTGAGCCCAACCATTTCCAAGCTGGACTGCATAAGCTGGGTACAAGGCAATCGCTTTACCGAGTTCTCGGTCATTTATGAGTTCTATAAGGGACGCAAACTACTGAATGGCGAAATCAAGAATGTTCTTCAAGTGCTCAAAGAAAGCACCTACCAACTCTATCATGAGAAGAACTACTACAAGATGGCAAAGCGTCTCTTTTCCATAGCACGACTGGAGCGCATGAACTCGCTCATACCTATCTTATCCAACCTTTTCAACGGCGATTTAGGTCGGCTGTATATCGTGTATGGCGACTTGGGAACGCTAGAATACATGCTGGAGAACTATTCTAGATTGCCTCGCAAGAAGGTGGAGTTTGAGTTGGATCAGTTCCACAACCGCTTGGCGAACATAACACTGCCGAAATACTTGCGAGAAGAACCAATCGTCATTCGCACTCTAGACAAGATTGAACGGCGCAACACGATTGCAACCAACAATGCCCAGATGCTACGGCTCATTCGCCATTTGAAAGATGAAATGATGGCTTTGCTGTCGCATTATGCTTACGAATATTTGCTTTCTTACCATCTTATTCCAGTTCCTTCCCAGTTTTTACCCTAGACTAGGCATATAAGAATAAGTCATTTCTACATACGAAAACCTCTTATGGTTTCCACTTTTTTAAAATATCTGGGTCAAATAAATGCCCTCGTTGTCGTTTGACGAAAGTAAGACCGCCAAGCCGATTGCAATTGTCAAAGGAGGGGATTACGATGGTGAGATTTTGTATCTCAATACAGACGACGAGAAGAAGGCTCGTAAGCCCAAGCGAGAAATCAATGCAGTGCGCTACGATAAGGAACTGAAGCACCTCAAACCAGCCCAGCGTGTAGCGGTCTTCAATCGCCTTCAAGAAGCAATGGCTCGTGGAGTTCCTACGGAGCATCTGCTAGAAGGTGATGAGATCAAGCATCTCTACCACCGCATACAAGCCGACCAGTCGCATGATACGAGTGTGGTGCTCCCAGACGACTGCTCATTCCAGCTCATTCCTCCCAGCGATCCTAAAACTCGGTCAGTCTGGTACATTGCTGGAGCGTCTGGCTCTGGTAAGTCGTATATTGCTCGGCAACTTGCCGAAGCGTATAAGCGCATGTTTCCCAGCCGAGAGATTTATTTGATTTCCAAGCTGAATGAGGACAGCACTCTAGATACGATGAAGATTGGAAAGCCCAAGCGCATTCGTGTAGATACGCTCGTTGATGACTATCCGTCTATTGAGGAGTTCAAGGATTGTATGCTTATCTTTGACGACTACGACACATTTCAAGGCGCAGAAGGAAAGGCAGTGCAGACGCTCATTGATGATCTGGCTATACAAGGAAGGCATACTGGCACTACGATTTTGTGCCTCACTCACTACATTACGAACTACAAAAAGACACGCCTACTGCTGAATGAGGCAACGCATTTTGTGGTCTATCCCCAAGCGACTTCGTACCATGCGCTCAAGTATTTGCTCTCAACCCACATCGGCATGAACGCTGACGAAATCAAAGATTTGCGCAAACTGGGGCGCTGGATTTGTGTAAGCAAAAACTTCCCTCAATACCTCATTTCCCAGCACACCGCAAAGATCTTACATCAAGATTAAAATATGGATAATGATAAAGATGTCTATCTCTCAACTCAAAGATCCGCAAACACGCAAGTCTCTAGGTGTAGGTTCTTACAATGTGGCTGGTATTGCGTCGTATCCTAGCCTTACTTGGACACCTTCTGTCGGTGGAGGCGAATATTACGCAGAGTTTTCAGTTCCATCGGCAACTGCGACGAGTGTTGTCACCGCCACAATCCAGAATGGAAGCGAAAACGATGTTCTCAATAATTGGCTGACAAAGGCAGTTCCTAGTGCTGGAAAGATTACCTTTTTTATTTGCAATAATGGTGGTGGTGTATCTCCTCCCCAAACTCCCACAACCTTCGCAATATCATGGCAGATCACAACTGCTGGAAACTAATTTCAGTCTCCAATGTAATGGACACCAATAATTTCTTAAGTAGTTCTATCGGTGGCGTAAGTGTTGCCTTATGTCTCGCACTAGCCTATGCGGTATATAAGGCAATAAACCATACACGATGTCGGTCTATGTGCTGTAAAAAGGAGATGGCAATATCTCTAGACATAGAACCTACGACCCCAAAATCCCTAAAACCCCAACTTTCAAATCTCCCTTCTATACAGAATGACCCTACAACAAGTTGAGGGGTACGCTTTGGGAGACGACGATATTGCGAAGATGCTTCCAAATACGCATATTTTTACCTATCCGTATTTGAAGAATGTAAAAAACATTGACGAAGTTTTTGATGACGATGGACGAGCCGTCATGCTTTACTTGACCGAGAATGACCATACTGGGCACTGGGTAGGTCTTCTGCGCAAACCAGACCATATTGAGTTTTTTGATCCCTACGGCGAGAAACCAGATAATGAGCTTCAATGGGCAAGTGGTGGGTTGCGAAAAGAACTGGGCATCAATCAACCTATTCTCACCAAACTCTTACGGCAAAGTGAAGTCCCAGTCATCTACAACAAGACCCCTTACCAGAAGGAGAAGGATAGTATTGAAACATGCGGTCGCCACACTGCATCTCGTCTTTTGTTCAATCACCTTTCCTTACCACAATACCACGATATGATTAAGAAAAGTAAATTAGATGCCGATGATTTCGTTGCTGGATTAACCTATCCGCTAATTCACAAATAAAAGAATGACAGCATAAGATATACAGAATGGCTTACTCGTCGTCCATTGACTACGACTTCAGCGAACAGCAAGGTAATCTGGATAATGAACCAGATCACATCTACTACAACGCCAACATCGTCAATCAAAACTCGCTGACTGCGACACCGCTAGGCAAAGCGCCAGTCGTTCAGTTCCAAGAAACTCGTAGTACGGCGATTATCAGCGATGTGTCCAAGTACAACTTCAGCATTACTCGTTTCACCATGAATGGTTGCGGTCGTAATCTACCGCTCTTCATTCCGCAGATCCAAGTGAATGGTGGAGACCGAGATTTGACGGCGTATGGTATTGGTCTAGACTGGATTACGACTGGAACTACGACCTACAAGGGTATTTCTGTTGGAGCACAGACTTTCTACGCTTTTGCGTATGTTAAGTTCGTCAGTGAGTTTATCAACGCTTACAACTCGCAAGGTCTAGATTTGCCGTTTCCTCCTACGGCAACACTACAACAGAATGTGTCGTCGCCGTATTACTATGTCATGTCGTATCAGTGGTGGCTAGACCTTGTCAATAAGTCCATTCGTGATAATGCGACGATTATGAGCGGAACGAGTGCTTACTATCCTCTTGGGTCTCTGCCTTATCAGTTTGGTACTGCATGGAACTTGGCTGGTGGCTCTAATGTTGCGACCTTCAGTGATCTACCGAGCCCTTTATCCACTTCTGGACAGACTTACCGAACCAACGATACTGGAAACTTCTACACGAGCAACGGCACGATATGGGTGCTCCAGACTGATTACCCAGTACCTAGCTGGGCATCAACATCAACATTCAATCCTCCTTCGTTTCTCTACAAGGGCACGACTTTTACTATTCTTGTGCCTTACACTTTTTGCCTTACGAACCCTACTGGAAAAAATACGCCTCCGCTCTACCCCAGCACATCTGGAGATAGGGGCAACATGTATTTCAACACGAACATGTATGGTCTCTTCGCCAATCTAAACTTCATTTTCAATGGAGGCTATACTTCTACTCTAGTGCCTATTATTACCAACTTCGGCAAGACTTACCAGCTTATCGTGGAAGATCTCAACGGCACGAACTACTACTTCCCTCCTACTCAAACGACTGCAAACCCCCAAACCACTGCCCCAATCTATCTCACACTCAACCAAGAATACAACAGCACCAGCCAACTCTGGTCGCCGATTGAA